TTGCACCGCCACTACTTAGTCCTAATCCCATTGTTAATAAATCCATGCTATTCTCCTTCTTCTTTTAATATTTTTAAAAACTTGTCTTTTATGTTTTTGCCGCCACTTCTCATTAGCTTTGAAATTATATCAACTAATGCTTTGTAGCTTTTCTCAATGCCTTTTTGTTCTATCTGCATTTTCTTTTGTTGGTCAATCAGCTTTATAACAATGCCTTCTAATCTTTTAAAGCGTTCATCAAGTTCTTCCATCAGTTCATCTTGGATAAACTTGTTTTGCTTCCATATAAAGAATCCAAAAGCAAGGGCAACCACTACAGGGATGCCAAACTGTTCCAACAAGGCAACAAAATCCATTATTTTAACAACTTATAAATTTTTACACATATATAAACAAAGGTAGCTAACCCTACCATTATTCTAACTACAACTGGTAACCACTCAAGCCATGTTACCACTATTCCACTAACACCTGCTGTGGTTGTTCTTAAACTATCCAGCATATACACTCCTCGTAAATTTTGGAAGCGTAGTGCAATTAGCCGAACAAGTCATATACGCTGGAGAAAGCAAAATCGAGGATGTACTATACGACCACCTTGAATACCGTTTCAGTCTTAGTGTTTTTTCTGGCTGATTTTGCATTATACGCCTCCAATGTTTTATCAATTTCATATCCCTTACAATCTGTGTTTTGCAAGTCAACTTTTATTCCGTCTCTATTGCCATTTTCATAAAAAATATAACAATTCTGACTTGCCCTTCCCCCTAAATTTAGTGCTTTTTCAGAGTAATCATTTGCACCCACCATGCTTGAACTCCTCCCAAAACAATCACCTACTCTTGCACTATGAACATGACCAAATATTACATAGTCAATTCTAATTCCTTTCATTGAATATCTGCCAACCGTTTGATTTACAGACTTTTCAATCGCAGAGCCTACTGAGCCATGCCCATGTATCATTAAAAGATTTTGTCCTGCTACATTTATAACTATTTCAGATGGGTCTCCATCTATAAATTGTATATCTGATTCTTTAAACAAATATCTTAGGCAATTAAATATAGTGTAATCATAGTTATCTGTAGCCACCATCTTAGACCATCCCAACTCTTTGTTGGCACGACCCTCATTACCTGTTACGCAAGCAACACTTAAATTAAAATTTTTGTTTAAGTCCACTAAAACTTGTTGAAAAATGTCAACAGCTAAAAATGTAGCCTTTGCTCTATTTGAAGCTTGATTAAGTAATTCATCCAGCCTTCTGTCACTATTAAGTAGGTCTCCAGTTAAAGCCACAACAACTTGGCTAATTTTATTCATTTTAAAATACGCTGATGCTTTTTCTACAAAGTATTGGCATCGTTGAGATGCAACTTTAAAATCATAACGATTGTTCTGAAGTTCGACTAACTCATTAAAGTGAACATCACTAAATTGGATGACCCCCACCGCACCGCTTTTTACTTTATGTTTTTTAGTTAGCTTGCTAAGTTTATTTTTATCAAAAAGCTTTATTAATTCTATGCTGTATGCAGATACAGCGTTTTCAATTCTTGCGTGTTCTCTGAATCCTTTTCTTTCTATTCTTGTTACATCTTGGGCTTTTTGCTTTTCTTTTCTATATTTTACATTTTCCCTAAGAAGTTCTAAGTCTTCTATAGGTCTTTGCGTTTTTCGCCCACAGGCTTTACATTTATATCTTTGCCTTCCGCTATCAAAACCTTGTTTAGTTAAGGTTGTACTATAGCAGTTAGGGCAAGCTAAAGCCTTATTTAAATATTCATCAGATAACATAAATTACGATTTTGCAGTAAATATAAACAACTAAAGAGATGCAATAATCTCAGATAGTTCATTTGCTCTGTTAGGCGTTTGTTTAGCCCACTTTGAGTCTAACATTTCTTTAGAAGCATTATCCCAATCGCAAGCCTCTAAATAACCTAATGTTTTTTTAAATTTACAAAATCCTCTAAAGCCAAGTTGGTAAGCCATGTTAAGCATAACATTCCTGACTTCAACAGGAGATGTAGAAAACCAATCAAATTTGTTTTCAAACCTTTCTTCTAATACTTCTAATTTTTCTTTTAAGATTAAGGCACAGACTTCTTCTGATAAGTGTAAATCTTTTATAGCAAAACCAATTCCTATTGTATCTACACCTTCTGTGCATTTATATACGGTAGGCTTGTAGCCTTCGTGAATTTTTAATTGTTCTATAATATCTTTCATAATGTTAAGTTGCTCTGTCCAATATTTGTATTTATCTTCCATAGTTAAAGGGGGCAGTTTCCCACCCCCTTTAATTAACTTAGATTATTAGTCTAAACTATCGGTTAATGCGATTATTCTTCTGTCACCATCAGAATCTGCACATCTTGCAACAGCACCATAAAGAACATCAGCTGAAACAAGGTCAGACATATATGTATGCTGATATGATTGTTTTACATTTTGAGATTGTATTCCATAGTACAATGCACTTTCATGAATACAAAAACCTCTTAGTAAATCATCATCATCTGTGTCTGCTCCTGATGAACCAGTATCAAAGCCAGTCCAAGCCTTTGTAATACCTTTTTCAGCATCAGCTGCTACAGAGCCTGCATCAAGAAATACATTGTTTGATGCAATTACTGGCATACCAAGCAATGAACCAACTACACCTGTGCTAGCAAAATTAGCACCTAATGGAGCTTGTGTACCTTGTGCAAACGAGTTACCTAAAGAACCTAATGCACCATAAGCTGTTTTACCTAAAACTATAGTCCATCCATCAACACTTCCAGTCTGTCCTATTACTAATGCCAATAAAGATGATAAATTAGCAGCAGATATACTTGCTCCTACTTCAACATTCATAGTTGCATTAGCATTTACACCATCACCTGAGCCAATAGCACTTGATAGTGCATTAGCAACTGTTGACATTAAATAATTATCAACAGTTTTTGCAATAGCATATCCAAGCTGGTCAGAATAAAGGTTAAACAAATCGTATGAAGACTGAACTTTTACTGCATCTGGAATCCACAATGGTGCGACATAATGCTCGTCAAATTTAAGCTGTGTTGTGGTTGCTGTATCTGAACCAGACACATCCATAGCAATAGTTTCAGAATTTTGAGAAACTGCTTTTACGATTGGCACACCAACGTGTGGTAAGTTTATAACATCGCCAGCACCAGCCATAGCTGATAAATCTGTGCCAACGCCTGTCATTATTGTATTTTTTCTAAATGAGTCTAATATAGCCTCTCCCCACATTTCTGGTACAAACTGGTCACCAATAGTGTCGGCATTAGCGTTGTGAGTTGAATTTCCTTGCAATCCACCTATTAATATATTAGAACCCAAAGGGTCTGTTAAAGCCATTTTTTACTCCTTTTTAATTTTTATTATATTGCTTTACAATGTTTGACCAGTTTGCTCTTTTTTCAGCAGCTGTCATTTCACTATATGGTTTTTCAGGAATTTGCTTTCGAGCATTTCCTACAACTTCTGGAGCATTTGGTTTTACATTTGCAATCTTATTAGTAACAAATTCAAGAGTTTCTAAGTCAAGATTTTTTAGAGACTCTCTTTCTTCTTCAGGATGTTTTTCTAACAATGAAGCACGTCTTGTTTCTTCATACTTATTCCATTTATTTGCAACAGATGCCAAAGATTCATTTTCAGAAGCCACTTTTTCATAAAGCGTTTTAAAATCTTCTTTTTCTTTTAACTTTGTTTCTTCTGCTTTTGCAATAATTTTTTTAAGTTCTGCTATTTCAGCTCTATCATCCTGCGACCTTTTTCTGTACTTTTTGCTTTCTGCAATTAATGCACCAACATCGGTCGATTGTGTAGGTGTTTCTGTAGTAGTTTGCTCACTTACTGTTTCGCTTGCTACGCTTTGTGTTTCTTCGGACATCCTGCCCTCCTATGTAGTGTTAGTAAAAATAAAAATACTATATCTTGTATTTATATACTGCCATAAGTTAGATTATAGCAGTTGTTTATTGCAACCTTTAATGGAAAATAATTTAAAACAAGAAACAAAATTTAAACAGTCTTGGTTTGACTATATGGGGTACAAACCTCATAAAGGTCAACGCAAGCTTCATTTTCCATCAAAAAAAACATCAAGGTTTTTTGTAATGGTGTGTGGAAGAAGATTTGGTAAAACAACTTGCTCTGCAATGGAGGCTACTTTTTTAGCTTCCCAGCCAAACAAAAGAATATGGTGTGTAGGCTTATCTTACGACAAAGCAGATTTAATGTTTAGAGAGATATGGAAAAAAATGGTTGTAGGTAAGCCTAACGATATTGAAAGAGCTTCAGAAAAAGAAAGATTTATAAAATTTAAATGGGGAACTGTTGTTGAGGGTAAATCAGCAGATAATCCAGACTCATTAGTAGGAGAAGGTTTAGACTTGCTAATTATTGATGAAGCTGCAAAAATAAAAAGGAAAATATGGGATATGTATTTATCGCCTACTTTGTCAGATAGAAAAGGTAAAGGAATATTTATAACTACACCTGAAGGGTTTAATTGGGTGTATGATTTATATTTATTAGGGCAAAAAGACGATTTATGGGAGTCTCATCAAGCACCAAGTTGGGATAACGAGTTTGCTTTTCCAGAAGGTCAAGATGATGATTTTTTAAAAGAAAGAAAAAGAAATATGTCTAAAGAATCTTTTGACCAAGAATATGGTGCAAAGTTCACAACATTTGCTGGTCAAGTGTATCCTTTTGACCGTAATTTAGATACAGGATATTTTCCATATAACCCTAATTACCCTACATTTTGTAGTATTGATTTTGGATACAGGATGCCAGCAGTAGGTTGGTTTCAAACACAAATGATAAATGGTGAGTGGCACATAAACATAATTGATGAAATTGTACATGAAACAAATATTAAAACAGATGAGCTTATACATCGTATCAAATCGAAACGGTATAATGTTCGTGCGTACTATGGTGACCCAGCTGGTAAACAAGCTCAAGGACAGTCAGGGATGGGTGATATAGAAATCTTTAGACAAAATGGAATACAAATACAAACTATACGAGATAAAGTTTCAAGAAATATAAGCTCTGGAGTAAGTCATGTTAGAGGTTTTATAGAAAGTGCTATGGGTAAAAGGTATTTGCATGTTGATAAAAAATGTCAAGGAATAGCAGAAGATTTAGAAAACTATCGCTATCCAGAACATAATGAAGGCAAAGATTTAAAGCCAGAACCATTAAAAGATGGATACCATGACCACTCATGCGATATGATAAGATATTTTTTTATAAATAGATTCCCAATAAAACAACAAGAATTAATAGTGAGGAAAAGATGACAGTCGAAGAAATAATAAAAGATTCAATAAAAGAGTTTAAACAAAGTGAAGCTAAAGCCAGACGAAACCATACAAGAAAACTAATAGATTATTACTGCGGTTCAAATACAGCACAATATATACAAAACTATTTTGATGCAGATGCTTTTAGGGAGATTCCAGTATATGAAGCTAACTTTACAAAACGATTTATTAATAAAATGAGCCGAATATACACAGTTGGTGCTGCGAGAAATGTAAGTGAGTCTTACAATAGGCTTACAACCATGAAAGATGCACGAATGAAACACATAGAAAGAATGACACGATTAATTGGCTCAGTTGCTACTCAAATTGTTTTTATTGATGGAGATAATCCTCATTTTGATTATAGACCTGTTTATTACTTTGATGTTCATCTTGGAGACAACCCATTTAAACCTGAAGCTATAACCTATCCCGTTCTTATGAATGTAGATGATGTATCATATACAGATAAACTAAAGTATGTTTATTGGGATAAAGCTATTTATGCTTTGTATGACGAAGATGGTAATATACTTGAAGAATATGAGCATGGTTATGGAGTAATTCCTTTTATGTTTACACATAGAGAAAATCAATTAGACTCTTTCTTTGTAGATGGGGCAGATGATATAGTTTCTTGTAATGAGCATGTAAATATTACTATGACTGAATTACAATTAGGATTAAGATTTCAGATGTTTGGTCAGCCTTATGTTACAGGACTTCAAGCAGACAAAAGATTAGAAAGAGCAGGCTCAGACACTATATTAGACTTACCTGAAGGTTCTGTATTTGATATTGTTGCTCCTGAAGCCGATTTACAGTCAGTAATAGAGACAGTTAAGTTCCAAGTTGATTTAGTTGCTCAAAATAACCACTTATATGTACAGTTTGCTCAAGATGGCGGCGAAGTACCAAGTGGAATTGCTCTTAAAATCAAAGATTTAGAAAGATTTGAAGATTATCAAGACGATATTGAGCTATGGAAGATGTATGAGCATGAACTTTACACAGTAGAAAGAGAAATAGCTGCATACAATAACATTAGACTTCCAGAAAAGCTTAAATTAGACTTCAATGAGCCAGAATATCCAAAAACAATGCAAGACCAAATACTATACGATACTCATAGACTGCAAAACAACCTTACTACACAGGCAAAACTAATGCTTGAGTACAATGATGACCTTACACTTGAAGAAGCAGAGCAAATTGTTGAGTCGAATAAACTTAAAAACCAAGAGATACAACAACGATGAAGCTAAAAATGACTTCAAATTTTAGTTTTGTTAAATTAATAAGTTATCTTAAAACCGATAAAGGTTTTGGTAAAGTAATTGACGAATACATTACAAGTCCTTTAATTAAAGACTCTAAAGAAAATATAAAGGAAAATAAAGTTATGCCCCCAACATTACCTTCCACAATTAAAAAAAGAAAGGCAAGAAAATCACCTAAATCTTTAGGAAGTAACTCAACTCTTTATGATACTGGAAAGTTACATGACAGTATTAAACTTAGCAATAAAAGAGGAATACAGACATCTATAATTCTTAAAAATGCCAAAAGAATTGAAATGGAGGAGTATGGAAAATACCATCAATTAGGAATGGGCAGAAATAAAAAAAGACAATTTCTTTCATTGTCTGTAAAAAATGCTGAAACTGCTTCTAATGAAATTATGAAAAGAATGGTTAGAAGTTGGAGAAAAAAACTTCGCTAAAAAAAACAAGGAGTAATATGGAAAAGAAATTGCTTTTAGAATTACTCGAGTCAATAAAGAAGTCTAATGCTCGATTAGACCAGTTAGAAGAATTATTCCAAGAAATACGAGAAATGGTTTCAATACCAGCCGAAGAAGACAAGACAATGCCAGAAGACGAAGATATGGTTGTTCCTATTACTGATGAAATTTATAAAATGATTTGCAGGGAAATAGGTTCAAAGACTCTTTTCTTTATGGCTATTGCTTAAATCGTTTATTTGCTGCTGTAAAGCCTTTATTGCAAGCTTCATAGCATAAATCTCAGCCATACACCAAACAATGCCTTTATCCCTGTCCTTGTTGCTCTTCTTTCTTTTTGATTTCATTTATCCATGATTTTCGTTGTGCAGGAGTAGGTCTTCTTGCAGGCAAGGGTTTCATTCCTACCTTTTCAGCTCTTTTCTTCCAACTATACCACTCTCTACGTTTACTATTGTATTTTTCTTTTTCTTTGATTGATTTAATGGTTTGTTTAATCTTCTTCTTTTCTTTGGTAACCCTTATCTTTTGGCTCTCTGTATTCCTTTCAGGTAACTCAACCTCAATATCAGGTATTGAATCTACAATATCCTCTACTTCAGCATCCATAACCTCAAATTCAGCCTTTTCAGACTTCAAAAACTTCTCATAAGGACTATCAATAGTAACATTGACATTCTTAACCAATTTACCACTATGTTCTAATATAAGGCGACCTGCCTGCACATTGCCCGCTTTAGCTTCTCGTATCATTGCTTGTAAAACCGCAGGCAGTTCCCCACCAAACTCTACCATATACCTTTCATATATAGCATCGACAAATTTGGGGTTCTTTCGCCAAATATATATCAAAGATGCAGACACACCAATATCCTTAGCTACCTCAGCAGCAGTAATATCAGGCTTTAAAGCATATAGCTCAATAGCCTTCAATACATCTGGTCTTTTAAGTAAGTCCGACATCAATATTTAATAGTGTTCTTTAAATACTTAGCAATCCACCAACAACGACCATTATCTGAAGCCTCATTAATAGCCTTCTCAATGCGTTTATATCGGTAATAAGAACTGCTTTTCTTCTTTACCTTAGCCTCCTCCCTTTTAGCGACTAAAGTTTCTTCTTTCATAGCACTAATATATAAACATTCTCACTTCTTTGCAAAATTTATTTGGTAGTTAGGTTTTACATTTTATGGGGAACGGTATCTCCAGAAAGA